TACCAGCTTTGTCCACCATCCATATTGATGGTTACAGTTTCTTCGCCTTTAGGTGCATTTTCTTTTACAAACTTTTCTAAGTCACCATTCATACGTGCCATTACTTCACCTAGTGTAAGTGCTAGTTTACGTGCAGTCATAATATCTAGTTTGACTTCTTTTTGCTGAGAAGCATCTGCGCCTTTTACTTGATTAATAAATTGTTGTATTGGTGCAGTATTAATCGGCTCTATTGGCATTGCTTAACTCCGTTCTCATTTGTAAGTCTGTTTTAAAAGGACCTTTGAAAGGATATTTTTCAATAGTTACACTCTTAGGACAAAAACTTCTTACCCAGCCTTTGTCAAATCTTATAATGTAATAACCTGCCGCATATACACTTTTACTTTTAGGACTCTTTGTAAACAATGGTAACCTACGTTGTACGTCATACATTGTATTATAAGGAATACTACTTGTAGGAAATCCATATAGTTCTTTGTCTATATGAGATTCACTATCACTAATAGTTCCTACACTCCAAGTAATATTACCTAATGCAGTGTTTAATTCTTTTTCATTGTCATAGAATGTCGTTCCGGTACTGCAAGTATACATATACTTTTTGTCTTCTTCATTACGGTGTAGAGTGCCAATCTTATTGCCATCTTCTTCCATTATCCAGAACTTATTTTTTAGTACTGATTTTGCCTTTATCATATTGTTGCCTCCTGGTCGGGATATTTTGCGTTTAAGGGCTCTGCATATAGTTTTGCATTTTCTGCAATCCTTTGCATATCCCATTTAGCACAAAACTTCATAAGACGCATGCCGACCTGTTGTACGTCTTTCGGAGTCATGTGGTCTTCAATAACACCATTAATGATGTCACGAATATCATTCGGCTGTGCTGATAAATCACACAACACAACATTACGTTGATAATCATCTAGTACACGATGTTCTTCACCGTTATGATCTACCCAACGTTGTAACATAAGATTATTCCAGTTGTAACCTTTTGTATCTTTGTCTGCAAATGCTTCTTGCAAACCTACTTTATTCTTAGTACCTTTTGTACGAACACCTGGATATGCACTAAACACATTATCACTTGTATCACCACGCATACATTTTTCAAATAGCATCCATTGTGGATTAGGTGCAGGTCTTGCTTCGCCTGTCTTTTTATCTATAATAGGTTGACGTTTCTTATCATCAAAATAACCTTCATGTGTTATAATAGTATTACTAACACCATTATACTGTTTTACATTCGGTGCAATAAGTTGTGCAAAGTCACCGTCAGTGCTAATGATTACGTGTGTATCATTAGGATGTGCTTGTACCCAACCTGCAATAAGATCATCTGCTTCTAGTTGCGGATGTTGCATCATTGTACAGTTAGTTTTACTACCAATAAAGTCTTTGAATTCATCGAATATCTCCCAGAACACTTTATCTTCTTCTGCTTGTTGCGGAGTCATTGCATCACGTGTTTCTTGTCTATTACGCTTGTATGGCTCATAAAAGTCTTTACGCCAACTGCGTCCTTCTAAACAAAATACAACATGATCAGCGTTAAAGTCGGCCCATGCCTTTTTTACACTATTAAGTGTAATATGCAATGCCATACCAACTTTATCATCAACGCTACCTCGTACTACGTGTCTAGCACGGAAGAATGTATTTGCTGTGTCTACTAGGATATATGTACTCATGATACTTCGCTCTTGTCCTTATCTAATGGTTTAACATTAATATAACCCATTTCGCGATTTTTGTCAACCCCTTGATCGTCCAAAACCTGCATTGCAATAGTTCTAAACCAAGCATCAACTATTTCTTCGTTTGTTTCACCTGAATAACCTGCATCAAGTAATTGTTCAATAAACTCATTATTCCAATCAAGTTCAAAGAAACCATTCTTAATATTATCAGGATTGACTTGTGTGTCTAAAACGCCTACCCACGGCTTACCTGCTTTTGTAGCCGCTTCTTTTTCTTTTGCCAGAACTGCTCTTCTTTCTTGTTCTGGTGTTTGTTTTACTTCTTCTTTAGGTTTTATACCTAAAGCCTTTTTCATTTTATCTAGCATTACCATCCTGCCTTTCTGATTGCATCGGAAGGATCTTCTTTTATCTCTGCCTTCATTGCTTTTTCATGTTGTTTATTTTTATAATGTGTTTTTGGCATATCAATCTTAGGTTCCCCAGGCATTTCCGAATAGGCTAATGTGGAGTCTTGGTGTGAAGCGCCAACCTCGCTCCATACATGCTTCGGCGACTTCTTTAACATTGAGGTTATATTCTTCCGAACGTCCGCCAAGCGGCATAAGATATACCGGACATTGTACCCCGGCATTTCTATAAGCCTCCACAGCTCTCGTAACTTCATCAAAGTCATCTTGAGTAGCGACAACAAACTTAAGATAAATGTCACTACCAGTAACACGACTATACTGCAAAGCAATATCAGGCTTAATAGCAGTATCCCAAGGTTCTCCGCTAACTGCAAGTTTCGGGGAACAACTCCAAGTGACTTCAAACCTGTCTTGATTGCTGAGATACTGGAAGAACTCTGGATATAGAGTTTGTGTAGTATTTGTTTCAAATGTAACATTTTTTAGATCTCGCATACGTGGATGTTCGAACAAATCAATATAAAGCCTCTGCCACGCTAACAAAGGTTCACCACCTGTCATTATCAAGTGTATGTCTTGTCCATTGTCTTGTGTCCACTTACCATTAGGAGTAAGTGATAACAAATGTTCAACCACTTCATCTACTGTTTTAAGCATATTGAAGTGTTTGAATTCTGGATAGATACTTGCATAAGTATCACAACCTGTATGTACAATAGGCAAGTCGTTAAACTCTTTTGTAGTTTCGTGGACTTTATTATCAATAAGGTCCTTTACTTCATCATTATATCGCTTGCCTTCTTTATGTAAAGTCCAACGATCTTTTTTCTCACCTGTACCAAAATTCATACAACGAAAGTTACAACCGAAAGTACGTAGGAATACACTTGGGACTCCTACAAATTTACCTTCACCTTGTACACTATAAAATGCTTCGGAGTACCTGAGTTGCTTAACCTTTTCTTTAGGTTTTTCTAAAACTTCTGGCATATTATACTCCACAAGCAAACTGTTGTTGCAGTTTTACGTTATCGATAAATTCTTTCTTAGTTGCAGGGTCTTTGCTGAAAGCACCACGCAATACAGTTGTTTGTGTCAAACTACTCTTTGCTCTAATACCTCTATTTTCGCAACAACCATGTGTTGCTTGTACATAGACACCAACGTGTTCACTACCTGTTTGTTCTTGAATTGCATCTGCAATCATAACATTAAGTTCTTCTTGTAGTGTTCCTCGCATAGCACACCATTGTGCAATTCGGGTATATTTACTTAGTCCTAGTAATTTAGGGCCTGCAATGATTCCAATGTATGCAACACCTTTTACAGTCTGATGATGATGCGAACACAAACTTGTAAGTTCGCTTCGCACAACAAGCATACCTTCATAACCACCTTCAATGTAGTTAGGAAATGCACTTGGGTTAGGCATTTTATCATAACGACCAGACATAATCTCATTGATATACATCTTAGCCATACGTCTTGCTGTATCCTGACTGTTAGGATCTGTTTTTGTATCAATTAATAGTGTCTGCAACACATTTTCAAAAGCAGGAATTGCTTCTTCAATTAATTGTTGCTTATCACCATCTTCAAGAACTGCACTAATATTATCATTTGCCCAGTATCTAATACCTGCATCTTCTAATTTCTTTTTTATTTGTTCTACTTTGCTCATTTTCGTTCTCCGATGTTAAGGCAGTGGATTGCCAATATTGTTATATTATACACTTTATTTAGGTCTGTGTCAAGCATTTTTTACGTATTCTATGTAATCTTTTGCAATTATTTCATGGACTTCGGTAGTATAATGCTCTCCGTCATACCTATATTCGTCTGTTTCTATGTTTATATTATGTTCTTTTAAGATGAATTGCTCTGCACTCATAGGTGCAAAACCAGTTACTGCAAAGTCACCATAAAAGTTCTTATGCTTAGGTATGAACACTCTATCATTAATAGACCATACATACATGGGAATGTTTAACTTGGCACAGATAAAATCCATTAACAAGTAATCAGCACACCATTCCCTATATTGTAGATGTGTAGCACTTTCATGCCACAACTTTGTATATTGATACTTCTCTTGAAAAGGACCCCAGTCATGTGTCATTCCTCTTCTTTCAGAATATTCAAACCCTTTGAACTGTTCAAAGTTCTCAGGTCGGCACTGTTCAATTAGTTCTGCATGTTCTTCAGAAACTAATTCATCAGTCCATCTATCTACTAATTCAGGATCATCCTTTGCAACAGGTTGTTTTGGGCCTCTTGAAAAATGATCTGGTTGAATACCGTCACCTACATCTAAATTTCTACTACAAGCAATTAGATATCTATTCCAATATGTTGCTTGTACAAAAACTTCTGATATATTATTTTCATAGTAGTTCAACATGGCTTTTAGCCATGTTGGATATTTTTTATTGCATCCTCCGGGAATGCTGTAGATAGCCACAGGAGTATTATTTAATTTAGAGTAAATTTCTCCATAGTTATATTCCTGCCAGAACTTTACTTCGCCGTCAATCTCGGCATAACCGTGACTGTGGCTATCTCCTAAAAATAGTGTTCTCTTAGTCATTGAAATGTTTATTAAGCATTTCTAGTCTATCGCTTGCAGTAGCCATAGCATCTAACTCTTTTTGGATAGTTTCGATAATATCGCTGTGTTCGCCTATACCTACTACTTGTCTCATGTAGACTTCGATGTTAGCCTTATGCAATTCAATCTCTGCTTCGGCGTGCTTTTTAGCCGCACTAATCATGATTTCCTTCAACATAAATCTCCTTTCCTATAGTTTCCCTTTTCAGGTATTACGTGACGCACTCCTCCTCGCGGATCTTCCATATCACCCTTGCGCCTAGGAATGAGATGTACATGAGGATAGTCAACAGTTTGACCTGCGGCCTCTCCACAATTCTGTCCAATGTTGAACGCATCACAATATCCGCGATCAACCCAATCATAGCCCCATTTGTATGCGGCTTCGAAACACTTACTTAAATCCTGCCATGTTTGTTCTTTTGGTACAAAAAGAATATGTCCTTCTGTAACAGGATATCCGTCTTTGTAAACTGTAAAGTCTTTTGTGTCAACTACTACATCAGTCCACGGTTTCATAAAATTCTTCCTCTACATAACGTTTTAATTCATGATCGCCAATATTTTCTGGCACTCTTTTTTTATAAAATAGTTCATAACTATCACTACCATACTTGCCTATGCCATATAGTTCTGTAGCATCTTCTCCGTCCCAGTCTTCAAACTGTTCACTCATTCGATACAGTCTGTTTGCTCTTACCGTTCGCATACCTAAAGGTGCAATAATGTCTTCAATTTGATTCTTAGTTGCATGTAAAAATGCTTTGTGTGTAGGCCATTTAGTAAAGAATGTAGGTAGTACTGCCTTAACTTGTTTACGGTTTGTACAGTTCAAACAAATAACACCAACCATATGTTGCCATACATTGTCTACCTGTTGTTGTACCATTAAATCATCACGCATAGTCTGCAACATTTTCCCATGGGTAAACAAGCCAAACATCTTCTTCTGCTTTGTTTACTTCGTGACAGGTATAACTTACATTACTAAAGTCACTTGCTAAATTTTCAGTAAGTGTTGCAAAACGTACATTATGAGTCCAAACATTATTCCACTCTGGGCTGTCAGGTAAACACCCAGCAGGCCAATCCTGCATAATCCAATTGAATGTTGCACCAGTATCGTTAATGTCATCTACAATTAGAATATTCTTTTTATTATCTCCAGTATCACAATGAGGATATCCAAGTGCATCTTCGGCCATCCAACAGTTACTTTCACTTTCTCTATTATCATCACGTAGACTTACTTTTAGTGCTTCGCAACGTATGCCAGTCATGTTCGAAATAATTGTAGCAGGTACATTACCACCTCGTGTAATTCCTACTATGTAGTTAGGACGCCATTCGTCTTTGTACATTTGATTGACAATACTGACGCACATACGTTCAACATCAGTCCAACTGTAATAATGTTTCTTAATCATTTTTATATTTCTCGTTTAAGTAAGTTTCGTTGTGTACCCATCTGTAACCAGCATTTTGCCAGTTGTTTGCTGTTGCATGTACAAAACGTACAAAGCCCCATTCTTTTTGTTTACGTCCCATAAAGAAAATGCTAGTACACGGTATTTCATTTCCTTGTTCATCTTTAGCAAGTTCTAACCAGTGCAGGTCATCTGCTTTTCTAAATCTAATAGAACCAGGACCACGCCAAACTCTTGTTGATCCTACAACTGCACCTTCTTTTGAAATAATAGGAATGTGTTCCCAATATCCACCTTTTAAAATAAAAGCACCCCAATTCCAAGGATGATCATGTAGTGTAGGTTCATCACTTACTAATACTTTATGTAACGTAATGTTAAAAGGAAAGTTCTTACGTTCTTTTAAAAATAGATAGTAGCGTATAAGATATGGAATCTTACCTGTTCTATCTGTAATTACTCGGCGTCTGCCAAGTTTGTCCATTAAATTAGAAAGGAATTTCATCATCTAATTCTCCTGCCTTTTGCTTGCCTTTGTAGTCTTGTAATGTCATGTCGTATAGGCTTTTGAAGTTACGCCAAACTTTTTGCAATGCTGGATATTCTTCACACATATTTTCTACTTGCTGAGGATCTATGTACTTGTCATATTCACCTGCATAAGTTGTATCAAACGTATAACTAAAATCATCATTTGTAGTGCCTGTTAATGTAATTGTACTTGGGCCTCCTACTGTAGCACCAGCTTCATACGATACAGGTATAGTATCATCTAAACTATCTAATTTTACAGTATAAGTTAAATCGTCATCATTCATCTGCAATTACCCTATATAATTCTTTACCACTAAAAAACTCCTTATGTAATTTAGTAACCTGCTTTTGTATGCTAGGTAAAAAGTCTTTATAATTTTCCATGTATTCAACAATTTGCTTTACTACTTTGTCTCTGTTTTGCATATATGAATCATAGTCAATAGTCCAATCACTGTTGTATTTGAACTCAGGAAGTGCCATTTCACTATAACTTAATCTATCAGGCACCATTGGAATAGTATCTACTAATGCACCTTCATACCAACTAATACCAAGTGTTTCTTGCAAGTTAGCACTGAATACTAGTTTTGCTTCACCTAACATATTATGATATTCATTTTTTGTAAGCGTTTGCTCTTGGCAAACTATAAAATCATATTGTGGAAGTTGTGTTTTAAGATCTCTAAATATTTCAACTTGTTTCTCTGGAGCAACTCTATGAGGAAACAATATAAGATCCCTCTTCTCCATATTTTTATAACTGTCTAAACTGTTCTTTAGATACTCCATAGGCCAACCTACACGATGAGTCTTTGTATCATCTATATCTAAACTTTTTGCAAATAAGTCTATATGAAACTCACTAGCAAAAAAATTATCTTCATAGCATTCATACATACTTTGTTCAGCATGTCTTACCCAAGGTTTATCACCTATAAGTCTGCCTAAAAAATCTTGCGGATCATAACTACCTGCATGCCACAAACCACCAATGCAAATATCAACACCGAGTAACTCTGCCATGTAGCGTAGTTGTACCACTGTAGGATTCCAGGCATCAGTATAGAGAAAATAATCACCGTCCTTAACAGTTCCATTACAAAACATTTTTCCTATTTGTTCAAGTTGTTTAGACTTGTATACGTTTGTACCGCCGAAGTTAAGAAATGCCCCAGGCGTTGTAGCCTGAGGCGTTTCTCCTCCACTTATAACAACTACTTCTTCATTTGTAGCTCGTCGCAGTTGCTTTGGAAGATATTCCTTCCATTGCTTAGTATAACGTGTATCTACTGCTTCGATGTCTACAATATGAATAGTCATTAGTTTCTCCGGTTACTATTAAAACGTCCTGCGTTTTTATTACGTGGTTTAGGGGGTTTCCCATATTTTAAATAATTTTGAAAAGCTCTCCACTCGTAGCTCTTACTGTTGTATAAGTTCTTTTCATCGAACTTAAATCCACTTTCGAAACCTAAGTTATATGCAGTTGCACAAAACTCTTTAAAGGTTTCAAGATCGTCGAAAATAGTCTTATATGCTTCTCGATCAAATTTGATTGCCATTGTTTCTATTCCTTTTAACAGCATCTAGGGTTTTGGATATTTTATGTTACAGCCGTTTTCGCCATCTTCGGCAACTTCAATCTCTACATAACGGCCAGGATATTTTGCAGAGATCTTCTCATACAACTCGTCCGCAATCATTTCGCACGACTTGTAATCTAAAAGGAGCACGTCAGCGTCGGTTGAGCCCTTCGCTTCACCTCCGTTACTATCTGTTCCTGAATAGAGTCTTTCGAGCCATCTTTTGAACTGGATGAATTCGATATCTCTATCGTTGTGGCGCACTTCGATTTGCACCCTGAAATGAAAAATATGACGGTGAGGATAACCAAGAAACGAAACATCGTCCCAATCGCCTGTTGCAAGTTTCGGATCATCTAGTGCCGCTGGATATTTGTGTATACCCTCTTTCTTGAATGTTACCCATATAGATCTATTTACCTTGTTTTCCATATAGATTTTTTTATCTTCTTCTCTCATCATACGCATCATTCCTTCGTAGTATCGTTCATTGTTTATTATATCATCCATTATACACTCACTTTACTGGCTTGTCAAGGCCATACTTTGTCCAATCTGTGAATTTTTCTCTATCCATTAGATCATGTAAACTATGGCACCATACACCTGGATTAGTTGCCTTAAATCCTTTATCATCAATCTTCAACATAGTGTTGTAGTTCCACTGTTTTACGTAAGGCAACGGAATACGTAGTTGTGGAATAAAGTTTTCATATTCTGTAAGTCCACTTTCAAGAAAGTCTTCTGCATAATTAATTGGAATATCAAGAGAACATAACTTACCCGCAGTTAAGAAGGCCTTAATCATTCTTTCCCATTTATTCCATTCTTCTTCATTAAGTGGTTCAAAACTGTGATTAGCACCAAAGAAAATGTGCTGTCTATCTTCTAATTTTTATTGTATAACTTCACATGGTTGTACACCTGTAACAAATAGCGTATCCATTCCGTGAGCAGGAGTTTTTTCTACTTCGATACCTGTAAAGAAAACAACGTCCTCTGCTATGCCTGTTTCGTATGTTCTTTTCATTTTAGTTTTGCCTGTATTAGTCTTTCGTTTAATCTATAAATTTCATCTTTTAAATATAATTTCATAGTTTTCATTCTGCGAACTTCTTCATCAACTGTAACATTATTATAACGCATTTCAATCTCTTTGTCAAGAGATCTATGTTTCCGTTCTACTTCTTGTAGCCTTGCACATATTTTGTCTGCCTCGTTATCATAATTGCTCATTCTCCATTTCCTCCAACTTATTTTCTTGTTCTTCTGAAAATTCGCCGTCAACTATTTCGTCAGTTGTTTCTTCTACTGTATCAAACAAATTGTTGAAATAAGTTTGGGCATTAGTCATACGTTTGCCTGTTGCACCTCTTGTGCCAATTATAGTGTCTAGATATCTACGGAATTCGTTTGCGACTGCTATCGCTTCGTCTCTTTTATCAGTTGCAAATATTGCCTCCACAATGTCTCTAAAAAATAACCTGTCAAAACGTTCTTCGACAAGCATTGACGGAATGACTCCATTGTCGTATTGTCTGTTTGCTTCTTGTACTGCATTTATATGACTCCATACATTATGACCCATCTGGATCGCATATGAAAAACTATCCCACGATGTTTTTCCTTCTTTGCCGATTTTATTTAAGTCTCCCGGAGCATAAGTGCAAACGTCTGATACTTTAAGTTCGGCAGTGATTGGGCTGTTTTCAAAGTTTTTAAATATCCCATCTGATATAACAGCGTCTTTAAACAGGCGGTTGTCTGTAGCATACTTTTTATCGTCAACACTTGGCACCATTCTATATGTCCATTTCGAACGATCCGCTGTTTCATTCTGAATGTATATTTGTCCATTCGCGGTTGCGAGAAAAGGACTAGCACAATCAAAAGTAATAGTAAAGTTTTCATTATGATGTTTCCTAACTGCACGTTGTACATCTGTAAGCAATGTAGCCCACTCTAGTTTAGACGTTCCTAAGAAGTGCATTACATCATGTAATCCTTTTTCTAAAAGTCCGTCATAACGTAAACTAATAAGACGTAGTAACGCTAGATGAATATCACACATATTCTGACCACCCATTGACCATCCGTTAAAATGATCTGAATATTTCTTAGGATCGCAATAGTCTTTCATTTGCTGATACCAATCTTCAGCATCAGTATGTGTTTCACCTTGTAATACATTTAGAAACTTACACGAACCAGTTCTATTTTTCATCCAATAGTCATTGTTAATACGTGTTGCATTTACGGCATCTTGATAGTTGTCAATACCTGTTGCTTTGGCTCCTTCTGGTGAACGTGCTACCCAGGCAGGTATATCAAGTACCATACCATAGTCCATATAAGCGTCCATCCATTTTAGAACGCCATCACGTTTCTTTTGTGCTTTAGGACAGTTTGGATCTTTCCAATCACCTTCCCATACACCTTTACCAATTTGGAAACCACCTGAGTCACCAAGTAACCAAGTGTTTTCTCTATCTCTATTACGTACCATATCTTCTTTAGGTACTTCAATAGTTGTATCTAAGTTGGCATGTCCTGCACTATACAAACTCCATTTGTAAGTAAATGCACCTTGCTCTTTATTAAGATAGTTTAGACTTTCAACACCATGTTTAAAATTACTAGGAATCCTTGCTGGATCTACATAATTGTCAAAACGTTGCTTGCCTACATACGTTGCATAAAACCCACTAAGTGCAGGCAAGAAATGTGCATAATCTTTTTGTGTTGCTGTTAAGTCTTTATTCATCTTTTTTCCATATCCATGTGTCACCGTAGCAACTTAAATTAGTCTGTATATTATTATCTTTCCTAAACTGTGTTACACAATCTACTACAGTAGGACTATCCCAATCATGTCCACTAAACAATCCTCCTGGTTTTACTTTTGTATACCAAGTATTTAGATCGTTCACAGTACTTTGTTGATCAATATAGGCATCTAAAAACACAAAGTCTAAACTAGCATCATCTATTTTTTTAGATGCTTCCATACTAGTCATTTTTAATATTTCTCCTCTTTGTGTTTCACCTGTCCATTTGAAGTTATGCATGGCTTGTATTTCTACAAGTTCAATCATCTTTTCATCAACTTCCATTGGCATAGAACCGATATAGTCTGTGTAAGGTTGCCAGTTATCAATTCCATAGAGCTTTGTTATGTTAGGGCAGTTTTGTAACATTGTACAAAAACTTTCTGCTCTAAACAATCCGACTTCAGCACCTACTAAATTTTGACCATGTAAATTAATTGCATGTATAAGATACTGAATGTCTGACTTGTGATCTATGAAATTATAATTCATATACTATTTGCTCTGTGCTGGCAAGATGTAATCATACTTTACCATACCACTGTCTACAGTAATCTGCATTGCACCTTGATCTGAAATGCTAACAGTTTTGTCACCATCTAAATTAAGAATACTTTGTACTTGTGCTACTGGCCAACTCCATGTATGAGCTAGTGTTCCTTCAATACCATGTTGGAATACAAATTCACCTGCGTGTGTACTTGCATCACCAAAGCTGAATACTAAATTACCTTCTTTAGTCATTACGTTAAATGTAGGCTCTTCTGCGTGTGCCGCACTCATAAGTTTCATACGTGCAATACTAGCAACACTTGGACTAAATGTTACATTCCAAGTTGCACCTTTGAACTTAACAGTTTTTAGTTTTTCATCAATAATTGCTTTGTTCATAAAGCGATAATCATTCTGGAAATCGCCTGCTGTATTTTCAAAGTGGATGTGTGTTGGAACAACTTCGCCATTGCGATCTGCTTTCACAACATCAATTTTTGCATCCTTTTGATACTCAGGATTTTTCAAGTGTAGTGCTAACTTATCTAAGTTAGGCATACCAAATGTACCTTCGAATTCTCCAACTGGTGCATTTGTTGTCGCACTCAAAATCACAGAACGATCTTCTGCCATTGAGTCGATATTAGTGTCTTCATCGTTAGTAACCTTTACTAGATTCAAAAAGCCTAGTGCGTGTGTATGTGCAACGATGTCTTGTAAGATGTCTTTCATGTGGGTTCTCCTATTTCAAGTTTTATTATATTATCATTAGTGTAAGATGTCAAGTACTTTTCTACAGAGTATTTAGGTTTAAAGCCTAACATCTTGATCTTTTCTGTATTTGCACATGTCCAATTGCGTTCATATGGTGTATTTAGGCGGACAGGCAGATCTGGTGCAAAGTCTGAAACTTTATATGGATGTCCTGTACCTATGTCAATAGTACCTGTAAATTTACTATTCATGCACAATTCTATTGCATCACACAAATCTTCGATATGTATGAAATCTCTAAAGTGATTAGTTGTATATTCTAATTCACTATCAATAAGTTTTTGTAAAAACATTCCTTTACGTGGATTGCTAGAATATACTGTGTGGAAACGCATACCTAATGTGTTAACGTATCTTTCACCTGCTTCTTCAACACAATACTTACTAGCCGCATATGGATTCAAATCGGGCTCATAGGCGCTACTAGAGCTTGCGTAAAGTATCCTTGTGTTAGGATAACGTTCAAATATACGTTTGCTTACTTCTACGTTATTACGCCAATATCCTGCAGGATCTTTAATACTTTCTCTTACACCACTTTTGCCTGCTAGATGTATTATTAAATCAAATTCTTCTTTGAGTTCGATATCATATAAGTCATGTCCGTCTTGTAAATCAAAACAAACAACACTATTTCTTTTCTTTAATCTCTTAAGTAAATGACTACCTATAAATCCTCTGTGTCCAGTTAACATTATACGCATTTAAGTTTCTCCCAAGTATCCTTCCAATCATTTACTTGAAAGGCAAATCCTAAGTCTGCATCTATTATTGCTTTCTTTAATGGATAATCATTACCCATTGGATCCATTCTATCTCCATAAAAATAAAGTGTATCATTAGGATCAAAATCTTGTATTATTTGACTTTTGTCTTTACCTTTTGGCGAAATATCAATTCCTGTTTCGCCGCCTGGTCGTGCAATTAAGTCTGGAAATTCTGTGTTGAACTGCGAGGCAATAATATCACGCTCTTGATTAACTGTATCATGCTTAACATATAGTTTACGTTCACCCATTGTTGCATTGCGACCAACTACACTAAAGTTAACCATGCCAGGACGTTCTTCAATATGTAATCCTGTTCTTAATGGGAAAGTACTTTCTTCTAGTTGTCTTATTAAGAACGCTCTTGTTATTGGACCTATTTTCCAATCATCTGTGCGTATATGTTTTTCACCTTGCCAAACATCACTGCCTGAACAGTTGTATACTCTTTCGGCAAGACTATATATTTCTTCGCCTATTTGTTCAATAGTTTTTTCTTTGTCGCTTCCAGTAACAAGATATACAGAATGATCTGCACAGAAGTCTGTAAAGAATACTGCAAAGTCTGTATCTATTTGTCCTCTACTTGGAGTAATTGTTCCGTCAACATCAAAAATATATCTATTCACAAACTCTCCTCCTAAGATCACTTGAACTAAAACGGTGATCACGTTTGTTAAAATGTATATCGATATCACGCTTACGACAAATATCTTTGCCTGTAAAGTCTTTGTCTCGATATTCTTCACCAAGTATACGAACATTAATAGGATACATGGAAAGTATGTCTTCTAGGTCTTCTTCAGTGCCATATGGAATAATTTCATCAACATATTCTACACCTTTTAATTGTGTGTAGCGTTCAACTACAGTTTGTATAGGTGCATTCTTTTCTGCTCTATCCATACTTGGATCAACTTGCAAACCGCAAATTAAATAATCGCACTGTTCTTTTGCTTCACGTAACATTATTACATGTCCTGCGTGTAGTAAGTCAAATGTTGAACAAGTAAATCCTACCTTCATTCCGCTACCTCAACTGCAACACATATACCTTGCATTCCAATTGGAAAATGTCCATCTTCGCCTCCAACTGTAATTGCTAAGTCATCACGTGCATAAAAACAATCTAACATATCATCATAATATTCATTTATACCATTTGCGTTCACTGCAACAGGTTGTGTACCTTGCATCATTATATAAACTAATACCCATTTAAGCATTTTATTCTCCAAATTCAAATAGACTACCAAATGTAGTATTCTGTTTTGTATCCTCTAATGGATAGTTAAGCACACCAATCAAGTTGTCTAGTTTGTTATCAATAATTGTTTCTGCCATTGCCGCATCATCAAATGGCAATTCTTTGAACCAATCTGGTATACGCAATTCATCTGTTGGATACGCAACTGATGTATAACCCAACGGGTTCTGTTTTAATTTGCAAACAATAACTTTCATACCGTCAACAATTTCTTGCGAATACTTGTCACCATTCATACGTTTAAGTGTATTCCAGTTAATACTTGCTCTTACATGACCTGGCATATTTGCCTTGCCTTGCTTTTCTTCTAATCTTTGATAATGTCCAATCTTATTTGCTCTTTTAGGACTTCCTTTTTCCCATCCTGGACGTTCTGAAAACTCTTTACGGAATTGTGTAATACGTTCTAGTACATCTTTTTGTGGTTTATCCGTAAGTACCATTAGCAATAATTCACTTAGAAACTCTTGCATAAACACTGGAGTATCTGATCTACGCAAGTCTAAGCCCATTGCTTTTACTTTACCTGGCTTGCCGTCTACATCACTTCTAAATCCTTCAATGTCATACACTAGTGCCGCATAACGTTTCTTTGTAATATACAATCCGCTTTCTGCAACAATCTCTCTACCTGCCGCAATAACATCTGATCTACTTTTAGGACAATGAAATGCTTCCAACATAAACTTAGGAAATGTTTCATTAGCCGCTTCACATACTTGATCATACAATGTAATAACATTTTCTTTTGACCAGGGCAGTTGTTTACTATCAATTTGTTCTTTTAGTATAGGATATGCACTAAAGTAACAAGAGTCTGTATCACCATATATCATTGCTTTACCAACATGGTCATATTCACCTGTGATTACTTTGTTAACCTCTGCCGACATGTGTTTAACAATAGTTCTACCTGTAAGTGTAGTTGACTGACCGATACGTTTATCGAAAAAACGACAGCCAGGATTGAGAATAGCACCGTACAAACTGTTAAGATTAATTTTCTTAACCAACTGTCGTTTGTCCCAATATTCAATTTCAATTGCGTTGCCTGCATCTTTTGCTTTCTTAAGTTGTGCTTGTAGTTCTTTACGTTCACTATACCATCTTGCTAGAATACCAGGAATAACACCTTCAAACTCTGTTGTAAATATTGTACCGTTAGAACTAAGCATGTATGGCAAATTACTGTCAAAAATAAGTTTATAAATTTGTGCACCACTTAGTGTATCGCTTGCCGCACCTGCAGGAGATTTTCCCTCTTCCCAATCAATAGTTAATGAAATATCTCTACGTTGCTCCATTACTGCTTCGTATTCTTCTGTAGCAAAGCGTCCTTCCCAACTACCTGCAAATGACTTTTTCTTTAGACCCATATCTTCTTCAACACGACTTTCGCTGATGTCAGGGCGTATTTGTCCAACAACTGTTTCAGGCGCCATGTTTAATGCACGAATCACACTCGGATATAGACTGTTCAAGTCCATTGAGCCAATCCATTTATGCAATCCTTTTTTAGGATATGCTACGTAAGCACCTGCCGCTTGTGTATTTTCGTCATCTCTTTTAGGCCTGTTAGGAACTTGTAGTCCTCTGTGATGTGCTTCATTAACAATCGCTTGTTCTGTAACTGCAACTGCACCCATAGTGGTCTGTAGCAAAACTGTATTTGCATGTGCCAGTTCGTTACTTAGATCAATAAATCTTAGTTTTTTGTCCAGCTTGTCCAGTAGTGCGGTATCTTGAATGTTGTATTCAATGAACTTTCTAAAGTCATTGTTGTACAGTTGATCCAAAGTTCCTTCATAAGGCACTTTGTTTTCGCCAACTTCAATTTCGCCAATGGCATCAAGTCTATATGTGTGTCTTTCTTCATAAGTGTATTTACGATAAAGTTCTAAACTATCTAGATGCACTCTGCCTACTAGGTCATAGGTTTCAGCTGATTTACCATACTTTTCATATTCACGTTTCTTAGGCAATTGACCCCACAAACAAAAACGTCTTGTATCGTCTTTACTCAATACACGACTTGTTCTGTTTACAGTATACGGAATATCATAACCTTCACTGTTCCAACCTGATAAAATATCAGCATCTTCTATAAGTGTTAGGAAAGTATCTATCATCTTCCCTTCGTCTTCAAAAAGCATTACATTATCAATGCCTTCAAGTTCTTTCTTTGCCTGTTCCATTGTAAGTGTTTTAGGAGGAACTGCAAGACATACCATAGTTTCCATCCACTGCAAGTATACAGATATGGATGTAATTGGCATAAATGGATCACTTGGATCAGCAAAGCCACGCTCTGGATCAAAGTCTGTCTCAATATCGAAAAATGCAATGTTTAGTTTAGGAGCATCTTGATTAAGATAATTTTCTGATAAGCATTGAAAGATAGGATTGATATCACTTTCAAATAATTCTTTGCCTTTGTTAATGGCTACTTCTTTGCGAAAGTCTTTTGTATTTTTGCATACAATACGTTGTAAAGGATCACCGTAAACACTCTTGTATTTGCCTCTAGGGTCTTTGTAATAAAATGTATATTTTGCTTGATATTCGTGGAAATGTCTCTTTCCATCTTTTCGTTCTACTACGCGAATGATATCAGAATCGCGATCAAATAGTGCGTCTACGTAACTCATCTTTTCTCCTCGTTGCTTGTGGCCAACGTACCGTCTGCATGCCTGCTGTTAAGCGTCTGGCGTCTTGTATATAATATCATTTATGTTTCCTGCCAACACATACCTCTTAGATGTGGTAGGATATACCTTATGATCTAAAAAACTTGGAAAAAACACAACCATGCCTGGGTATGCTTGTAAATGATATTCTTCTACTGTTTTATAATTACCATACTTAGGTATGGCTTTTTTTACAAATGTAAGTGGACTTCCGTCCGGTTCACAATCTAAATAATAAACAAAACTTGTTCTACTAATTGTTCCATGATTATGTTCATCAGCTCTATCACCTTTGTTGTATTCTGAATACCATACTTCAGCATCTAATTCAAAATCTCTTTGTTGTTTAATTAAGCCTGGAACATCAAGTTCATTACGTGGATGAGAAACATTCATGTTATGCCAATCTAAAATATCCATCATTAGTTCTTCTAATATTTCATGATGATCTAGATGAGCTTTCCAACTAGTTCTCCAACCTGTAAGATTGCTAGGTTCGTAATCTGGATTATCTTTTCTAAACTGTTTAAAGTAATCAATAATTTTTTTATCGTCTTCTAAAGAACGACCTAAGTGCCCGTGTTGTATTTTACACGGATAATCAATATGCATAGTTGATACTGCATATTGTTTTCTTAAATATTGTTCTTCTAAAGTTTTAACCATAAAATAATCCTACTACATATATAATAGTTAGTCCTGCATTTAGAACAACAAGACTACGTTCCTTCCAAAGTAATCCAATTAATACCCAAAGTGTATTACTAAAAATAAAAGCATAGATGTACCATGGATATATATTTAATGCGGCCATTGTTGCGGCAACCAGTAAACATGCCGTAGCAAACCAAGCCAAAGGCTGATAAGGTTTTACCACCACGTTGCCGCCACTCCATAACCAAAGACATTTATAACTGCAAAATATCCTGTCAATAACATAACCCATGCCGCACCTCTACGTACAGCCGCATAACATTGTGTTACACTTCCTACAAAAAAGAAAGGATATACTATTAACATATTAGGATCTATGGCAGTCATAGCAAGTGTTAAACTCGCTGTCACTGTAAATATAAAACTGATAAGTTCAAATGCAAATGCAACCTTATCAGATTTGTAACTTTTAATCCAAAAGTCTTTAACCTTTTGCATTATGCTTTATCTTTGCCAACTGTAACAACCAATGTTTCTAGATCATCAAATTCGCTTGATACACGTTCCCAGTCTGCTTTCTGAGCAATCTTAATTGCTTTGTTAATAAGACTTGGTTTAATATCAAGTTCTTCTGCTACTGCTTTTACAGTATCCTTAAGACCTGCTTGTAGATCTTCTACTTCTTGAAGGACGGTAACACCTTCGTTAACTAGTCTTTCTAGTTTCGCTTTTTCGTCAGCACCGTATACTCTATCACTCATGATTTCTCCTTATTGTTTATGTATTATACTGTATTTTTCCAGCATTGTCAACTGTTTATTTGGATTTATAATAACAACCTGCATTAAAACCAACAGTCATAGACACGTTTTCTTGATTTCCACGTCTATAAAAGTGTTCTTTCCTAGGAGTAATATGAACGTTGTACTCTTTTTTCATAAACTCCACTAAATTTACTGCTTCTTGATGTAAGTGTGGTCGAGCATCTTTCTTGCCCTTAATATGGTTCTTGCCTTTGTAGCCTTTTTTACTAAACTCTACTAAAGATTTGTTACCTAGCACTGTTTTATCAACACTTGCACTGATCCTAGAATTAATATCTGGGTCTGCAAATAGATCATAGCCGTTTGCTCTTGCAATAATCATGTATCCTAACACTGTGTCCAAACCTAAAGTGTGATACCAGTAGTCTCTATTACCTCTCCAACTGTTGTTTTCTATCCATCCATCTTTTCTAAAGTGTTTACGGATAATTTTAGTACGATATCTTACTTCTTTTGCAAATAATCTTTTATCATTAGTCCATCTTGCGTATGCTAAGTTACCAATACCGCCATTAGCACCTGCATAAAATCCTGTACTCCATTGATTAAATGCTTGTGGCTTAATAAATCGTTTATACATTTTTGCAAAATACTTGTCTAGTACAATTCTTTGATCAGGTTCTATATATTCTTCTAAAATGACTGCACTAATCAATATTCCTGAAATAAACTGTGATGCAAATTCAGGGTGGTGATATGCACATTTACTATCAGGACCCTTCCAACAGGATTTACCTGCAATGTCATTCCAGTTTTCCCAATCATACATCAATTCTGTTCTAGCGGCCTCTTCCATAAAATCGATAAGAACTTTTGCTCCTCTTGCATCTTTTTCACTTGCAACTTTATAAGTCATATCAAGCAAACGCAAAACTCTATTTCCTACATATTCCCATTTAACTGTAAGTGAATTACTATTATAAAGTTCTAAAGGACTGATACCAATTAATTCATCTACAAACATTACATTTTTTTCTGTAATATTACTTGCACCACATTGTTTAACTTCTTCTGTGAAGAAATCTTTAGCAAGTTTTGTGTCTGGTTCAGGTTGTGATATGAAATTTGTATTACCTGTTGTTACATTACAAGCAGATAACATAATAGCAATTGATGTCAAGAAGATCTTATGCATTTTAATTAATCCTTATCATAAATGGTTCACCGGTAAGTAATATACTGCCGGCATTTAAAACAATACCTAATGCTAGTAGTTCCCAATAACCCATAACTATGCCTTTCCTATAATTAAATTATCTCTTATTATAGTATATTAAAGGTTGTATGTCAATAGTTTTGGTAAAATTAGTCTAGATCAGACTCTTCGTCTTTGGTCTTGTATTGCCATTCGTCTGAATGACCTACGCTCCACTTTGGTGTAGTCTCAACTACATAGTTTTGTGTGCAAACTTTAAAATCAGGTCTCAGTAATTTATCGCCAATTAAACTTTGGTCACGCCAAATTATTCTGTTGTTTGGTTGTGCGGCAAATTGTCCGTTATCAAGTTTTATAACATTAAAAGTTTTATGTTCTGGATCTTGTTCTGAAAAGTTTGTGTCTAAAGTACTGCTTTCACTATGACATGTATCTATAGTAAACATATATTCTCCAGAATGCATCTGTTTATCTTTGCCAAAGTATTCACACATAGTTAATAAAGGCTTTTTTATCACTGTTAAATTATAATCAAAGCAATCCCAAAGTTGTAAATTATCTAGCGGCAGATCACCATGGTCTTCTTTCCATACAAATGCTGAAATTGGAAGTTTATCAAACAATGCACCATACTCTGGAAGTAGTGTTTCAAAATAAAAGGCTTTACCTTGTACACTTTTTACACTTATCCAAATACCTTCTGTGTATTCGCCGTGACCTTTTTCAAGATCATACAAATACTCTTTACGAACTAATACTCTTTCTGGGGGTAGATTATGT